CAAAAGCGCTGGCGGAAACCCGAAGGGGGAGGAGGACGGGATTCTGTGCGCCACCGCACAGACGGTTGCCCAGCGCACAGACAGCATGGGTATATTCGGCGGATTGTTTGCCGGTCCCCGGACTACACCTAAAAAAACGGGACCGGAACGCCCGGTCAATGCCCACCCGGCCGGGCGACACATTGATTAGAAAAAGGCGTCCCGGATTGATCATTCAGCGGACCTCCTGGCCAGGTCTCCCTGTCCCGGCTGCCCCTCTCCGGCCCTGCGGTTTTGGCCCACGGGAGGCGCGCACGGAAAAAGATCGGGGCGCAGTTCGTGGCGCGTCACCCCCCCCTGCGTAACCTCTTCGATCTGGATTGCGCGCTCGGCGGACACCCCGGTCATGCGCCATTTATATACGGCCTGATAGCTCACCCCGCACGCTTTTGCGAGGCCATGGGCGCCCCCCACCGACTTAATCGCGCGGTGAACCGCTTCTTTGACAGAATCTAGCATGCCCGCCATTCAACCCGAGGTTTGTTCTTTTGTCAACCACCGCCGGGCGACAAATGATTCAACCGACTGTTGACAATCGGTGCAACACATGGTTGTATGCGCATAAGGACCCCACCAGCCACATCAACTTACCTGCCAGTAGTTTGACCTGGTGCGGTCCGATTTCCCCCCTCAACGGAATCGGGAGACACCATGTACGGCACCACCAGGCGACTTGACCCGTGATGATCGACCTCATTTTTACCATAGGCCCGGTCGTGATCATCGGCCTGACTATTCTCTGGGCAGCGACTAACAGCGAATGAACTCGTCCATCATCCCTTCCCCCTCAACCCTGAACCAGAGGTCACCATGCCGAGCACCCTGCGCCACCGCCTATCACTGCAGCGCCTAATGGCCCACATCCGGCCGCCGAAGCGGGCCGACTACAGCGACATCTACCAGGACACTGTGCGCCTCGCCGGCGCCCACGGGCGCAACTTCATGGGACTCGGCACCCCGATGCAAGCACAACGCCGGGCGCGTGACCGACGCGAACGCATCTGGCATCGTTGCCTGGTCATCGGCGCCGTCATCGGCATTTTCGCAGCCGGTGCCGTCACCGGCAGCAACACCAGCGCCGACAAGCCCACCATCAAGCAGCGCGTTACCGCGATGCGAACCGTCGGCATCGATCGCGCCCCGATGCTGCTGCCCAGCGATCGCCGACGCTGCGCCGTGGACTGGCACGAGGGCTGCCTGGTGTGCGTGCACCGCAACTCCGGCGGGATCGTCAAGACGAGCATGTGCTGAGCCTGCCAATGGCAGACTTGGAGGCAACATGGGTTGTTGATCTGCACGGCACTTGCCCGAAGTGCGGGGAAAATATCGATTCGGCAGTTCTGAGCCTCCACAGTAACGGAGAGCGAATGAAAAATTTACCACCACAAGTGAAAACGAAAGGACTCAACATGACTACCATAACGACTGCCATAACCCTCGCCGGAAAACGCTTGGGAAGATCGGTCGCGCGTATCGCAAGATCAGATGCGACGAAACTGGACTCCATCCATCTACAGCAGCGTGACCACGCCATCCGCTTAGGCAGCGCCCTCGTGGACGCGCAAAGAGATGCGGAAAAAAAGATTGCCATTGCCGGGAAAGTGCACTTTGTCCTCGCGGCCTGATCCACGGCTAGGGTGGCTCGAGGAAAGCAGCGGGCAATCAATCAACTCACAAGGAGCGCCGGTAACCAGTCCGGCCCCTAGCCTCCCACCGATGATAGAGATCGACCTCTGCCCCATGAAGGGAGAAGACGAATGAGCGAAGAAACGCTGGCCGACGCGCTGCCGAAGGAAATGGCCCGCGTGCGTGAGGTTCTCGGCCACTGTCTGGAAACCGGGCCGGCCGGCAGGTTCGCCGCCGCCATGATCGAACTTGACTTGCGCGAGGCCGACAAAGCCGTGATAAGCGGTGACTTGGTCGGCATGCTGCGGTCGTTTAAAACGCTGCAAGGCATCACGGAATGAATTTGAGGTTTCATTATGCCGATAAAACCTGAGAACCTCGGGCGCTACCCGCGTGACTGGAAGCGCATCGCTGACGAGATCCGGGGCCGAGCCGGGCAGAAGTGCGAGGGATCGCCTCTATACCCGGAGTGCCGAGCGCACAACGGCCAGACTCATCCCGACACCGGCGCGCGAGTTGTGCTGACCGTCGCGCACCTGGACCACACGCCGGAGCACTGCGAGCCGGAGAATTTACGGGCCATGTGCCAGCGTTGCCACCTGACGTATGACGCCGTGCACCATGCGCGGACGGCCTACGCCACTCGTCGAGCAAACAAGATGACGCGGGAATTATTTTGATGACAAATGATCAAAAAGGGGAATATTGTGAGACTTGAAATTGAAATCACCGAAGCGGAAATACGTTCAGCGATTGAGCGAAAAATCCGCGTTGCGGTGGCGGATGAAACAAACGCTTACCACGCTGAGGGAGCAATAAAGGCCGCAGTCAAAACGCAATGGGCCGTGGTAATGGAGCGGCTTGTCAAAGAGGCGCTGAACAACACCCCTGCCTTGCGGGAGAGGATTGAGGCCGCTATTTCCGCCAAGTTGAAGAGCCAGATCGCGGCCCGGATCGCGGCACTAATGAAGGAAGTAGACAAATGAGTGATGACAAAGACCGCGTGGCAGCCGTAACGGCAACATGGGTTGTTGAACTGAACTGCACTTGCCCGAAGTGTGGGGAAGATGTCGATTTGCTCGACTACGCGGATTTTTGGGACGGGCGGCAACTCGATGTCCCGGAACACGGAACTGATCGCAGCAAGGGTGTCGAAGTTATGTGCCCCGACTGCTGGCACGAATTCGCAGTGGATTGCGAATACTAAAAGAGCCGCTGAACGACACGCCTGCCTTGCTGGAAAAGATTGAGGCCGCTATTTCCGCCAGGTTGAAGAGCTAGATCGCGGCCAGGATCGCGGCATTAATGAAGGAAGTAGACAAATAAGTGATGACGAAGAAAAACGCGAACCGAAGCCTGCACGCAGCCAAAGCGACCAAGCAGGATGAGTTCTACACCCAGCTCTCCGACATCGAGAAAGAGCTGAAGCACTACCACAAGCATTTCAAGAACAAGACCGTCCTGTGCAACTGCGACGACCCACGCGTCAGCAACTTCTTTAAGTACTTCATCAACAACTTCGAGAAGCTGGCGCTGAAGAAGCTGATCACGACGTGCTATCAGAACGACAAGCCCGATCTATTCAGCCAGCACAAGTCAGGCAAGGGCATTTACTTCGAGTACAGCGGCGAACAGAAGAAGCAGCGCCTTCCCGACCCCGCAAAGATCAAGCCTAGCGAGCTCAGAGGCGACGGCGACTTCCGCAGCGAGGAATGCGTCAACCTGCTCGAGCAAGCCGACATCGTCATCACCAATCCGCCGTTCTCGCTGTTCAGGGAGTACGTGACGCAGTTGGTCGAGCACAAGAAGAAGTTCGTTATCCTGGCGAATCAGAACACTCTGTCGACCAAGGACGTGTTCGAACTTGTTCGAGACGACAAGCTCTGGCTCGGCTACAACAATGGTGACATGGCATTCAGAGTACCTGACCACTACGAACCAAGAGAGACGCGTTTCTGGGTTGATGAGCACGGGGACAAGTGGAGAAGCTTCGGCGCCATGTGCTGGCTCACCAATATTGATATTGCCAAGCGACATGAAGATCTGATTCTGTACAAGACGTACGACCCGAACGTGTATCCGACATACGACAACTTTGATGCTATCGAGGTCAGCAAGGTTGAGGACGTTCCGCTCGACTACAGCGACGCTATGGGCGTGCCGGGTGGGTTTCTCACCAAGCATAACCCCGACCAGTTTGAGATTGTTGGGATTACGAAGACGTGGTGCGGCATGGCTTCGAAGAAGTACCCGACGCAGATTCAGGTTGATGCTGACGGAACCAAGAGTGAGGTATCCAAGTTGAACGACGGCGCGGCGCTGAGGTCGCCAACCCGCCCGACTGGCAAGACCTACTACATCGTAGGCGGGAAGTACTTCACTCAAACGTACCCGCGCATTCTGATTCGCCGCAAGGGGCAACAATGAAATTTGATCTGTGTCGCGCGCTTTTGCGCAGTCCCGCTGGAATGACGGGTTAGCCGTGTATTTGCTACGAGGACAGAATAACGTGGATTACGCAACATTCATTGAAACGAAAGCGCAGCTAGGCGGCGATCACGGGTTCGAGCCCGTTGATATGCCCGGCTGGCTGTTTGACTTCCAGGCCGATCTAGTAGCCTGGTCGCTTCGCAAGGGCCGCGCTGCCATCTTTGCCGACTGTGGCCTTGGCAAGACGGCGATGGAACTGGTATGGGCCGACAACATCGTGAAGCGCACAGGCGGCCGGGTGCTGCTGCTTACGCCGCTGGCGGTGACACATCAGATTGCCGCCGATGCCGTGAAGTTTGGCATTGAAGCGAAGGTCTCGCGCAACGGTGTCCCGCACGCAGGCATCACGATCACGAACTACGAGAAGCTGCACCTGTTTGAAGCGACGCAGTTTGTCGGCGTGGCCTGCGACGAGAGCAGCATTCTAAAGAGCTACAGCGGGGCCACGCGCGGCGCGATTACCACCTTTGCGCGCAAGCTGCCGTATCGATTGCTGGCCACGGCGACAGCAGCACCGAACGACTTCACCGAACTAGGCACGTCATCCGAGGCCCTGGGTTATCTCGGTCACATGGACATGCTGAATCGGTTTTTCAAAAACAACTTGAACAACAGCGCGGCGGGCCGATCCCGTGCCGAGGTCATCCAGTGGCGGTTGAAGGGCCACGCCGAACTTCCGTTCTGGCGCTGGGTGTGCTCTTGGGCGCGGGCAGTGCGCCGGCCATCAGACATCGGGTTTGACGATACGCGGTTCGTGCTTCCGGCGCTGCGCGAGGTTGAGCATGTGGTCGAGACGGACACATGCGCGCCGGGAATGCTCTTCGCCCTGCCTGCGGTCGGCCTCGATGAGCAACGCGAAGAACGGCGCCGCACGATGGGCGAACGCTGCGAGCGCGTTGCGGCGCTGGTAAACGGAACCGGACAGCCCGCGCTGGTGTGGTGCCACCTGAACGATGAAAGCGACCGCCTGGCCGACTTGATACCGGATGCCGTAGAGGTCAGCGGAGCCGACTCTGACGACAAGAAGGAAGGCAAGTTGTTGGACTTCGCGGAAGGCCGCGCCCGCGTGCTTATCACGAAGCCGAAGATCGGCGCGTGGGGCTTGAACTACCAGCACTGCAACCACATCACGTTTTTCCCGTCGCACTCGTTCGAGCAGTATTACCAAGGGGTGCGGCGCTGCTGGCGGTTTGGGCAGACGCGGCCAGTCACGGTGGACATCATCACCACGGAAGGCGAGCGCGGGGTTCTTCGGAACCTGCAACGCAAGGCCGAGCAGGCCGACAAGATGTTTTCCAACCTCGTCGCGCAGATGAACGCCGCCCAGGCTATCGACCGCGCATCGCAATTCACCAAGACTCAGGAGCTACCGCAATGGCTGTGCACGACCAACTGATTACCGACAAGTTCGCTCTTTATCACGGCGACTGCGTGGAGGTCATGCAGGGCATGCCTGCCGCCTGCGTTCACCTGTCGATCTACTCGCCGCCGTTCGGCGGTCTGTATCACTACAGCAGCAATGACCGCGACCTGTCGAACTGCGACGACTACGGCATTTTCTTCGAGCAGTACGCATTCGTGGTGCGGGAGCTTGCCCGCGTGACGATGCCGGGCCGCGTGACAGCCGTGCACTGCATGGACGTGCCGCGTAGCAACAGCGGCACCGACAGCTACATCGACTTTCCCGGAGACATCATCCGACTGCACGAGCGCGAAGGGTGGAATTTTACCGGGCGCCGCATGATCTGGAAGGAACCGCTGGCCGTGCGCTTGCGCACGATGCAGAAGAACCTGGCTCATCAGTCGCTGGTTAATGACTCGATTGATTGTGGCGTCGCTGCTGGCGACCAGTTGCTGACGTTCCGGCGCAAGGGAACAAACCCGGTTCCGGTTCAGCACCCGGTAGGAATGCTTGAGTACGCAGGCGACCGCGTGCCACCCGGCGAAGTCATGTCCTATCGCGGGTGGAAAGGCAAGCAGACCGAGAACCGTTTTTCGCATTGGATCTGGCGCCAATACGCCGATTGCATGTGGGACGACATCCGCGTCGGCCACGTTCTGCCCTTCCGTGAGGCACGCGATGGCGAGGACGAGAAGCACGTCCACCCGCTGCAGCTTGACGTGATCGACCGTTGCGTGCAGCTTTTCAGCAACCCCGGCGAGACGGTATTCACGCCCTTCATGGGCGTCGGAAGCGAGGTCTACAGCCCGGTCATGCTTGGGCGCCGCGGGGTCGGCGCGGAACTTAAGGCCAGCTACTACCGCCAAGCGTGCAAGAACGTGGGTGCAGCAGCCGCTGGCGTGAAGATCGGCTCCGAGACTGATGAACTCGCGTTCGACGATGCTGTGTCCTACGCGGTAGACGGCCCAACGTAGAGTTAAGGGATGCCGCGCTTTTGCGGCATCCCGCTTGAAGGAGCAGCCAAATGATCGTAAAGAAAAAATATCAGTGCTCTTGCTGCGAGACCGTGCACGAAAATACATGGGACGCTGAGGAATGCTGTCTCCCGGACGTGTGGGAAATCTGGGAATGCCAGGGTTGCGAAAAAACTTACGAAACTAATGCGGAGGCCGTCATCTGCTGCCCGCCCTCACCCGACTCGCCGGAAGCATGGCAGGCGAAAATTGATGAGCTGGAACACCTCGGCCAGTTGAGGTTGCAGCTCCTGCCGTGACTCCCGCCCTCACCCTAATCGCCACCGCGCCGATCGGTGAACGGCAGACGCCTGATCCCGGCGACGTGAAGGAAATACCGCCAGCGCCACCCATCCATGCGGTGCTTGCCTGCCTCGTACTCGGCCCAGCGGGGCTGCGTTTTCATCCCTGCCAGGCGGGCGCATTCTGCCTGTGTCAGGCCGACACGGGTGCGCACGGCGGCGATCTCCGCCGGAGTGGGCGTGTCCGCCGCCGCCTTACGCTTCATCGCGCGGCGCCCCGAGCGGCCTAGGCGGCATCCTGAGCGTGCCATCCGCCGTCGCCTGGTGTCGCTCCCACCAGTCTCGCGCCTGGTGGCGCAGGCCCTGCAGGGCGGTCGTGAGGCTCTGTTTCTGGTGCCGGTCCGCGCCCGGTGCCGATCGCTCGATCCGGTCGGCGGCGTCACGGAGCAGCCGGGCGATGCGCAGGTAGCTGTCTGGCCGCATCGGTTGCGTGCGGCGGCGCGGGAATTGCGGGCGCGGCATCAGGTCTCGCCGTCCTGCGAGTCCTGCGAGGCCTGCAAGTCCTGCAGGTACGTTTCGGCGTCCTCGCGCCGCGTGAAGACGACGGGGTAGAAGCGGCCGCCATTCCAAAAATCCCAGGCGAAAGTTTCTTCGAGCGCGTCCTGCGCCTCGGCCTCGCTGTCGTAAGCCGCGACCAGGTGCGGATTGCTGCCCTGATGCCCCCAGCTCCAGAGTTCAGCGCCTCGCAGATGCATGATCGGGCCTACGCCCCGCGGCGTAGTGGTCTCTTCGATGTACCCATCCAGATCGCGGATGGATGATGCCACTACCTGACCGAGTAGTACGATGTGCACGATCTGATCGAGTCTATTCATTTCGGCGCTCCTGATCTGTGGCCGGCAACTCACCGCCGGCCTAGTGTTGAGGACTGGTTCTCCCGCGCCCCCGCGTGAGCAGGGGCGCTGCAATTACCCTTCGAGGACCGCGTACTCGCGGCTGAGGGTCAGCTCTCCGACCTGCACCGCAACGTGGACGCTGTACCGTTCGATCGCCCATTCGTCGGCGGATTCTAGGCCGCCTTTATGGAGTCTCAGTGTGGCTTTTGCGCCAGGGATTGCCGTCTCCGCGCGCTCCATCAGTTCGATCATACGATCTGATGGCGCAAACGGCGCATCGAGTACGACGAACTTCACGTCATCATCGTCATCAGCATCGGTCTCACTGCGGACCTCGGTACCGGTGATTTTTTCATATTTTGTCGCGTTCGCCATTGGCGAAAATGTCTGCTCCCGGATTCCGTCCACGATCTCCGATTCTGCCAACAAGTCCCGCGCGCGGCGCTTTTTCTGCCCAGCGGTCCCGTTCGCCGACACCCAGGCGTCAAGCTGCTGTTTCCGCCGGGATGCTGCTGCCTCTTTCGCCTCATACGCGATCGCTGTTGCGGCGCGCTCGACCTCAATCTTTGCCGTTATTTCCGCAGTCTCGCGAGCCAATACAGCATTTTTCGCCGCGACCTCGGCCATGACCTCCGCGTACTTGGTCACTACGCCCGGGTCCGCTTCGACCGTGGAGCGATCGGTGCTATCGAACCCCGGAGTATGGGCCGCGCAGGGATCTACGGCGCTCCACTTCCCGCGACCGTACGTGTAGCCGGGGGACCATACCAGTTTTGTTAATTGCTCCAGCGGCGCGGCCACGTACCAGGCAATCTGCTGCGCAGTGTGCGCATCACGCTGCGTTGCGAGGTTGCGTTGTTCCGCAATCTCTCGCTCGAGGATCTGTATTACCGCCTCGGCGCCGTGAGCGTCGGCCCCATATATAACGGGCATCTTGTCCCGCTCGGAGTATTTTTGCGCGAGCACGGAACGCTGTTCTGTACTCAGCAGCGTGACATCGACCTCTATATCTCGGGCGCCCTGATCGTTGATGCCGGCATTAATGGCCAACGGGGTGGATACATACACTCGTACTGTAGTCATTTTAAATCTCCTAGAGATTTGCCATCGGTCCAAGACCTCAGGCGGTGCCGACATCCGGTCGGCGCGGGTTCACGGTTCTCCCGCGCCCCCGCGTGAGCAGGGGCGCTGGGGTGAAAGTGGTTACGCCACTTACTCTGCGGCGCAGCCGCAGGAGATGCCAAGGCCACGCCCATCAACGTGTCCTGGGGCGCCGCATTCACGGCAGGATTCACGGCAGGCCCGCATACCTGGTTGGGCGACCGCGACCGCGACCGGCGCCGACTCCAAGAATTCGCCTGTCTCTCCTTCGGCGAGTGCCAAAGCCTGAGCATCGGCGATGCTCTCGAAGGCTATTTTGTGCCCGTCGTACCCATCAGCGTGCATCCAGTACGCGCCTTTATTCCAGGTTATGGTTCTCATTTTGATTCTCCTTTTCCCCCTACTCACCGGGGCCTGGTGTTATGGCCACTGCGACCATGTAGTGACTATATACGGTATCCGTATTAGCTGTAAAGGGGTTCGAAGAACTATTTTTCCCGGATAGTGAAATGCGGTTTGGCGGCCAGGCCCCGCACCCACGCCTGCAGCGCTGCGAGTTGCCTTATTTTTCCGGCACAGCCCTCAATCTCTGCAGCGACTCCACGAGCGGCATCAATGAGGTCGCCGGGTCGATCGGTGCAGGCGACTGCATGAGGTCGGCGGGCGGGGTCGGTGGGGCTGGGCATGGCGCCGGCACCATCGTCGGCAGGCTGCTGCATCCCGCCAGCAGCACCACCAGAATAACGGGCGCGCAGCAGTTGTAGCTCTGCACGCGCCGGCTGGAAAGCTTTGGCGACATCTATTTTTCCTTTTTGGTAGGCCTCTGAAATTTCGGCGCCGCGACGGGATTGCGCGTCAGATAAACGCTGGTTTTCGGCGAGCTGGTCGGCCACGACCCTGGCTTGCGCGAGTTTGTAGTCGGCGAATTCGAGTTGCGCCGCGCGTTTGCCGGACCAGCCAACTCCACCCCACGCGATGATGGCCAGCATGGCCAGGGCGATGGCGATCCATTTGTAGGCCAGGATGGGGATGGGGATGGGGATCATGCCTGCCACTGCGGCGGCCAGTCGGCCAGTGCGGGCGTGGCGGCCGGGATGTAGCAGAGTTTTCCGCTCCGCGGCGGCACGTCCTGGAGGTGCACCCAGCCGGGGGTCCAGCGCGGATCCTCGATGTACAGGCCGTGCTCGCGCAGGCGATCGAGGTGGGCCATGCACCAGGCGGCGAAGTTGCGGGTGGCGTCGAACACGTCGACGGCGTGCGCGGTCTTGTGCGCGGAGCGGGCCGCACCGGTGGTGGAGTTCTGCGGCCGGAATCCGCCGGCGCCGCTGCCGCCCTTCGCGCCGGAGATCTCTGTGCCGGTGTCCGGGTCGCTGTAGAAATAAATGCCGTCGGCCTCGGCTTCTTCGCGTAGGCCCTCGACCTTTTCCAGCATGGCCTCGGCGACGGCATCGAGTTCGAGCGTGCGGTGTTTCTCGGAGCTTTTGAAGTAATCGTCAACGCTGATCATCATCGTCTCTCTCGGTGAATGCTTTTTTTATCGGCAGGTGCCGATGAAAATCACCCGCTGGCCGCTGCCGTGATCCATGAGCCAGGCGTTCTGCGCGTCATGGGCGAGCACTTCGCGGCGGTGCCATTCGTGGCAGTCAACCGCCGGGCCGCTGGCGATCCACTGGATGTGGTGCACCAGCTCGTGCAGGAGCACGGAGCGGTCGAACGGGTCGGCGAGGTTGAGCGCGCGGGACAGGTAGGCGGTATTTTTGCGATAGATCGCCCAGCGGCGGTCGGCGCCGACGGTGCAACCGCAAACTTCGACGACCTCATGGGCGATGACCCAGGTGATCGCCGGCGGCGGGCCGTCGTAGTGCAGTTCTCTGAGCAGCTCGGCGACGGCGCCGCGCGCCGCCTGGTCATGATCGCGGCCCGGATCGCGGGCATGGCTCTCCACCGCCACGACGAATATCGCAACGGCGAGCACCCAGCGTAGGGCGCAACTGGTCACGGCTTGGGGGCATCCTGCCGTGATCGCAAACTTGCGTTAAAGGCCGGGACGCCGGTGGCGAATCCAACGTAGGCGGTGATCAGCAGCAGCACGTCGCCGCCGAGCGGGCTCGAGTAAACGTAGTAGATCGTGACGCCGGTGAATACCACCATGGCGATGAGTTTCATTATTTTGTCCGGATCCGCGCGTTCCTCGCCCATGCGACTGCGGGTGGAGATCAGTTGCCAACATTCCACGTTGTTCTGAGCCGCACGAAACACCGTTATGATCATCCCAATAATAACAATGATCGCGAACATCACGATGAGCAAGAAAATACGTCGGTCGTCCATTTGCGCTTCTCCGTCCGGTTGATGTTTCGCGCGGTCTCTGCCGAGAGCTTACCGGTAGAGTCCGTGGGTTGTGCTAATTCAGATTGTCACTTCTCCGGCCCGCTTCGGCGGGAACCACTCGGCCAGCTTCGCCGGTGCCCAGTCCGGCGCCGGCGCATCGATCTCCAGCAAATCGTATTCCACGACTGCATTGGCAGGAAACTCGTTGCCCTCTGCATCCACCACCCTAATGACCTCCGATCCGTCCGCGCTGATGACCTGATAGCCGAGTTTGCCGACCATCGGATGCAGGCCAGCCGCTGCGAGCAGCACGCCGGCGAGCGTCTCCTCCGGCCCGACGATGGCCTGACGCTGCTCGATGAGGTCGTCGCGGCGGCGCTGCAGTGCCTGGACCTGGTCGGCTGATCCCGCCAGTCTTTGCACGCGCTCCCGTTCGTCGGCCGCCAACTTTTCCACCACGCCAACTTTCGCATTGATCTCCGCTAACTCGGTTGCGATACGCGCCGAGCGCCGGGCCGCTGCGCGATCGCGCCACAGGGTAATCACGAATTTGTAGAATTTCATTCTTTGATCCTTTCTAGACAACTACCACCAGATAACCAGCAAGCCGGCCGCGCCAGAACCGCCAGTCAGTGGGCCAGATGCACCGCCGGAAAAACCGCCCGACCCGCTGCCGCCACCGCCAGCGTAATTGCCATTGTTTCCGTTCGCGCCGCCGCCGGCGGGGTCTCCACCTCTTGAAAAAGTCGGACCACGGCCACCGTAAGCACCATTACTGCCTGCCGCGGTAGTGGCTGTTGCCCCCGGGTGCGACCCTCCGCCAGCAGGACTTCCGCCGATGCCGCCCGCGGCGCCAATACCCACAAGTCCACCCGGCCCGCCGGGCATCGATACCAGGGTGACGCCGTTCCTCACCAGCGTCGAGGTTCCGCCGGTGCTGCCGTTTCCGCCGGTGTTGCCCGACCCTCCGCCGCCGATGGTCGCAACCAGGACCACACCGGTGTTTTGCAGCTTGCCCAAAATTTGATCCCCAGTTGCACCGCCACCGCCACCGGAGACGCCACTGGCGTTCGCCGTTCCGCCGCCGCCGCCGCCGCCGCCGACCAGTTGATACTGGGCGAATTTTACGGCGTGCGGCAGTTGCACCGGAAATTCCCCGGCCACGTCCAGCAGAATGAATCCGCTGATCGGATTAACGACCTGAATCATGCCGGGGCGCGGCACCATCTGCGCGCTGAACGGTGCAGGCAACATTCCTGGATAAATCACGATCAGAGATCTCCGCCGTAAGGAGTGAATTGCAGGCCGGTTGCGACCGCTGTGCCGATCGAGATGTAGATGCGTTCGGTCGATTTGAGCGATGCGTTCACGACGATGTCATAGCCGATCGCCTCGGCGACCTGCGATAAAGTATTCGCGGAAACGGTCTTGCTCGCGATCAGCGAATTGTTTCCTGCGACGGTCGGGGTAGAGCCGTTATTGCGGAACACACGCACGGCCGTGGCCACGTTGGTTCCCAGGTGCTCAACGTGCACCCGCTCGCAGAACGATCCGCCGGCGGGCGAGGTAAGCAGCAGAAGTGTCGTGCCGGTGCCGTCGGTCGCTGTGTTCGCGGCCGTGAGCGAGCCCGGTGTCGCGGTGGCGTACGGCACGCTTGCCCACGCCGGCGAACTGGCCGCCCAAAGCAGGCCCAGCCCGCTCCAGAGGCGATCAAAAAAACCACTGACCGAGGCGAGCGCCAGAATTGCAAAAAAACTCACAGCGAAACATTGCTGCCGTACGCGGCGGGAAATTTTTTTCATCGGGGCGCTCCTTGAATTATGGATAGAGGTGGTACATATACAGATTGCCAGCGACGTTGCCGGGCAAGAGTTTCGAGTTCACGCCGTCGTGATCGTGATCGACCGCTGCCACGTAGGACCCGCCCAGCCATTCCGCGAGGTGCTGGTCGCGGTCTCGGTAGGCGGTCATCAGCGTGTCCGTCAGCGGCGAATCGACATCGATCTGCGCATCGACGATGGCGGTAAAGGGTTTCGAAGGGGTTGCCATTTTTTCCTCAGACCGTGTTTAGATGATCAACGAGCCGGGCGTGCCGTCGCTCTGCAGCCCTGCGGACGTGGCGACAACGGCATAGCCGGCATTGCTCGGGTAAGCCAGTGCGCCGGCCGGGGCGATGAAACCGTAGTTTTGATCGAACGACGTGACGCGGGCGCGGAACTTGATGTGCGTGCCGAGGTGTTCCTTGCGCGTGATCAGCAGGCGCGCGGTGCGGATCTGGCCGTCCTCGTCCACCAGCGTCTGCGACTGGATGTCGACCACGTCGCCGACCTCGAGGTCACCGTCTTTCGGCGCCAGATCGAACAGTACGTTCTCCGGCGTGTCGCGGTGACGCGCCACATAGCGGCGCGAGTGACTCCGCATAGCCAAAATATTGGCGACGCCGAACCACGGCACGTAGAACGTTTTTACGCGCCGCTCGTTGTATTCGTCCGCCGACTCGGCGTCGGCATCGACGGTCAACTCGCCGAAGTTATAGCTTTTCGATTCCTCGACATTAACCACCGCCGTGGTCAGGCCGAAATACACGGCGGCCAGGGTGATGCGCAGGTCCTCCAGGCGCTCCACCTCGACGCTGCCGCGCATCAGGTAGCCGCTCTGGTCGAGCGTGCGCGCCACAACGAAAGACGGCGCTTGCGGGGCAAAAACGCGTACTCGGACCTTGGCCGCCTCGGGATCCCACCACAGCATGGCCTGCGCCGGCTTGAGCAAGTCCATCAGCAGCTCGTCGTTCGCGATCGGCTCGATCAGGCAGCGCGTCACTCGGTAGGACGGACCCAGCCAGGTGGCGTCCTCGTTGGCCAGGCCGGTCAGGTCGATGGACGCATCGACGATGCCGGCGTTGTTGAGGATGTCCTTGATCACGGTGTACCAGGCCGCATCGTCCCACACCGTGCATAGCTGCACGCCGTCGCTGATCGCGCCTTCGGCCGCGGCGGTGCTGAACTGCGCGCGATAGCTGGACACCGGGATCGACAGCACGTCGGCGGTATTGCTGCCGTAACGGATGACCTCGTCGCCGATGCGCACATAGCCGGAGGCCGGGTACTGCGCACCGTCGCCGCTGCCGAGGGTGATCTGCAGGTCATTGATGCCGAGCACCGCCGCGAGCTTGCCGCTGGTGGGCGTGGGCGTCGTCGAGCGGTCGGCCAGCTTGGTCGGGTCTTTCAGCGTGATCGTCAGTTCGCCGGAGCCGCTGGGACCGGTGATTTTTTCCACGATGTACTGCTCGGTGATGTAGGTGCCGAACACTCCGCGATCGACGTACCCGTGCTTGATGCGCGCGGTGCGCCCGGCATAGTTGTTCACGCGGGCCAGCAGCCGCGTCCAGAACGTGCCGCCGGCGCGTGCTGCGCGAGTGGCGATGTACGGGTCGAACTCCGTGTCCGCGCACGCCTCGTCGATCATGGTGACGCTGGATGAGGCACGGCGGCCCATCCCCTCCTCCGGGTCCAGCTCCGTCGGCGCGCGTTGCAGACGCGTGATGTAGGGCCGCGCCGCGGCTGTCTTGTCGATTGGCCCGCCGATGCCGGTGAAACGCACCGTCTGCGTGCCTTGCAGGTAGTTGGGCTTGTCCTGGCAGGTCTTGAATGTGTTGTAGCACTCCGTTCCGACCGCGCCGGCCGCCGTGCACGGCGCGATGCCGTAGGTATGCTGGCAGCGCGGCAGATCTAGTTCGAGCACCTGCGAAAGGACTTGCTCCGTCACGGCATCACCCCGGTCACCGGCACTTCGAGGTCGCAATAACTGCCGCTCTTGTGCGGCGTGTTGAAATGCCCGTCAGCACTCACCTGAAAGGTTTCCTTCGGGTAGGTGTCCGGGTTCCAGGCGAACAACCACGGCTCGGACTGCAGCCACGCATCCCAGGCCACCGCCCAGGTGGTGCGCACCCAGGTCCAGGTCACCAGCTCAAAGCGCAGGCTTTCTTTCCACTCCTGGTAATTGATGACCTTGCCGAGCGGGTAGCCCTTGACGGACTGGTTATACTGCGCCACCGACTTGCGGCCAATCGGATCGAAGCCCTCGCGCACGCCGGCCGGGATCTCCAGCCGGATGCCGAGCATGGCGATCGCAATCGTCGGCGCCGTGCCGGTGAGCACGCGGATGCGCCAGTAGCGCGAAGTGGTCGAGGTGAACATCACCAGGATCGGCTTGTCGTCGCTCGGCGTATGCGTGGCAACCAGCACGTCATTGACGCTGAAGTTGTCGGTGCTTTTTCGCACCTCGATCGTGGCGCTGCGGGTGAATAGGTCATGCGCGTAAACGGCCAGGTAATCGGCGGCCTTGGCGCTGGCACAGTCCACCGTCACGGTGGCCGGCATGGCGGACGGTTTCCAAAACGAATACTGGCGGCCGTCGCGCAGGTTGAGCACATTGAAGCCGGTGGCGGTGGTGCTCGCCGCCGGGACAGCGTCGTTCAGGCGACTTTCATAGAGGATCAGCGGGCCGGTGGGCATTAAACCAGTACTCCATCGTCGATGGCTTCTCGCAGCGCCGGGATCAGCGAGTCGCGAATTTCTTCCTGCGTATAACGGCCGGAGCCGACGAACTGGATGTTCAGATTCAACGCGCGGCGGGTCACGGTTGACGTGCCCAGCGGGCTGACCGGCGCATCAAACCCGGAGCCTGTCGTGCTTTCTGGAAGGCCGGTGCTCGGGTTCGCGGCAAAGGTGCCGACCGAGCCGCCGCCGCCGCCGCTGCTGCCAAAACTGGTGGACTTGATCGCCGATACGCGCGCGAAGCCCACCGCAAGGGCCGCCGCAGCCGCGGCTGCACCCAGGACCGGGCCGACGCCCGTGATGCTGGCCAGCGCGGCGTAGGCGCCGGTCGCGGCCTTGTACGAGTCGATGATTGCGCCGGCGATCGCGGCGGCCTTGCCAATCTCAAACAGTTTGCGGCTTTTGGTCTGCATCAGCGTGCCCATCTGATCCGCGAAGAACCCGGCGGAATTCAGATCGAAACGCCGGTAGACGGTGGCGATGCCGTATCGCTTTTTGATTTCCGCGTCTTCGATTGCGGTCTTCTGCTTTTCGTTGCGCTGCACGAGCCGGCCCATCAGCGTGTAATACTGCTCCTGCGCATCCTTCTTCATGCCCAGCGTGTTGTTGAGCAGATTAAAATCTTCCTCGTAGGCGAATTTGCGCACCTCGTTTTCGGTCAGAAGTTGATTCTGCAAACTGTGCATTGCGACTTCCTGCCGCTCGGCCTTGTCGATTTCGTCCTGCTTGTTGCGCTCGAACAGCTCGCGCATCTGTTCGCCGGACTGGATCTCGACGTCCAGCTTCTGTTTTTGGTCGGCCTCAAATAACCTGCGCAGTTCTGCGCCCTGCTGCGTGGCGTTGTCGAAGTCCGTCTGGCGCAGGTCTGCGACAATCTTGAGGTGCGCTCGCATCTGGTCTTGCCAGCGCTTGTAGGTCTCCGCGGCGATTTCTTCCTGTGCTTTCGCGCGCACCTTTTGCATGGCCGCAGCGCGCTTTTCGTTCGCGCCGCGGATCAGGGCGGCTTCCTCGTCCTGGCGCGCTCGGGCGGCGCGGCCGGCGACCGCCATTTCGTCGATTGTTGCCCCGGCCTGTAGGTCGCCGATGCCGCGTCCACCACCGGAAATTTCCGGCGCCAGTGGGCGCAGCTTTCCGGATGACCGCTCGATCATGCCGGCGGTTTCCTTGTTCACGTCCTCCATTTTCTTTTTTACGACATCGAGTAGCGCCGAAATCGAGAGCAGGGAGTTTTCTACGATCAGTTTGGTGGCCCCGCTGCGCCCCATGGATTCCATGAGCTCGTCCCAGGACTTCATCGCCGCCGAGGTCGCGCCGGTCAGGCCGCTGTTCATGGCGCCGGCGGTGCCGCCGATCGCGCCTTCCAGCTTCTCGACCCACACCTGCTGGGCGGCCATGATGTTGCCCTGCTCCATGAATTTCTTTATCGAAGCGTCCTGCGCGTCGGTCAGCTTGCCGAACTGACGCTCCAGCATCATGCCGCCGTTGATCGGATCGGCGAAGGCTTTGCCCACCGCCTGGGCCGCCTCGGCCATGTCGCCGCCGGTGAAGGCGGCATAGTCGGCGGACAGCTTCAGCGCGCGATCGAACACCTCGCCATGCAACTTGCCGAACTTGGCCAGCACCGACATGGCATCGCGCACGCCTTCGTCATCGAAGGTGGTGCTCTTGGCCATCGAATCGGCCATGCTGTCGAGCTGGTCGCGGGTGAAGCCGACCGTGTTGCCGGTGGCGCGCAGCACGGCGTCCAGGCGCTTGCTGGAGTCCTCGGCTTTCGCGGCCGCCTGGACAGCAGCGGTGACGATCTGCGTCAGGCCGGCGGCCCCCAGGGCAGCAGCGAGCCCCGGCACCATGCGCGTAATGGCGCCGATCGAAGTCGAGGCATTCCGCTGCACGGACGCCCAGGCAGCCGCTGTGCGGTCCTCCGCCGTCAGAATGATGGTGCTTTTCGCCATGCCTAGCCCCGGTTACTGAATCGGTCCTGCCAAAACTTAAGCTGATGCTCGTATTCGCGGCCGAACCGCTCCGACCCGAAGCGCACCAGGGTCGCGTCGATCTTGTTGCGCAAGATGACTTCCGGAATGCTGCGGGCGAACAATTCGGCAATCGGCAAGTCATTGCCGGTTTTTGCTGCTCGCTGCTGGCGGAAGTTTCCCTTGCTGTAGAGCGTCCCTTTGAAGTCCTGGGCTCTCAGAAATACCGCATCCCGATTCGCGCCACGACGGCGAATGAATGCATGCGGGATCGTCACTGTTTCCGTGCCGAGGCGGACCGTTACCCCACCGCCCCGCCTCTTGTTCTGCCGTGCGGGAAAGAACGTCAGCGGTATGCGGCCGCCCTTTGGATGGATCTTCACCGTCAGATTACTACTGCGACTTGCCTTCTCCAGGCGGAAGTACCCTTTTTTGATCACGCTTACCCGCAACGTCGAATAGATTTTGCGCACGCTGCGCGCCGCCTCGGTAACCATGGCTTCGCCCGTGCGGTTAAGCGCCGAGACGGTTGCCTTGCGCCGGGCGCCATCCTCGAGTTCTGTCAGACTCCGTTGCAACTCGCGAATGTTGCTGCGCACGTCAATGGTTATCACGTTCGGCCCGTTTTCTCTCGCGCTCGATCTGTGCAGCCTGAATCTGGTTGAGCGTCTTATCCAGCAACTCCATCGCCTCGATGTAGTGGTGCGGCTGATCCGCGATCCCGCCCGCATGGGGCAGGAAGTGATTCTTGTAATGCGTGTAGAGCCGCATGTAGCGATGCGTTTCGGCGCTGATCATAGGCAAAAAACAGGTGCGCGAGTCGATCACGCCGGGGATCGAAAACCAGTCCGGCAACTTCGCCGGATTGCTCTCGTCGCAGTGCCTCCCCCACTTGCACGTCTTGCAATTGAACTGTGAACTCTCGGCCGCGACGTGGGCGGCCACAATCAGTTTTTTCGTGCGTCCTCCGTCTGGAACGTGCGGTTCCAGACCGCCAGGGCCAACTCGACAACATCGACTGGGTTCAGTGTTGCAATACTCTCTTTCCACTCTTTGGCGTTGAACTCGAGGGGCTTGCCGTCCCGGTTGAGAACATTCTCCCAGTCGAGCAAACCGCACCGCAGGCACGCATTGCCGCCGCGCGCGGTCATGGACATGCGGCCATCATCGTCGGAGTGGAAGTTTACGTCCATCGCCTCGGTGCCGATCAGCCCACGAATTTTGAAACGAATCCGCTGGTCTTCGGGTTTTTCGGTCTGCGTTTTCGGCGTGAACCAGGTCACGCCGGAAATTTCTTGGGTCATTGGGATTCCAGTGAACGGTTAACAGTGAACGGCGAACAGTTAACGGTGAAAGGGAAACTTAAAGGCGCGAAGCTCCACGCCCTTACCGTTCACTGTTCTCCGTTCGCGCCTTCGTTCTACTACGTCAGGACCAGCGAGAATTCATCATCACCAGTCGATTCTGCGGCATTGAATTTAATGTCCCGGGTCAGCAGGCCTTCCTTGTCTCCCGGATCCTGCCCCTGGATGGTTACCGCTGGGAACGAGAGCTGCCAGCGGTTGCCGGCAACGCTGCCGATGACGCCGGTAGTCACCACGAACGCGGTGTTGTTTTTCCACTTTGTCAGAAAGTCGTACGTCC